AGTAAAAGCATTTGAAACTGCTTTGGAGGCTAAATTAGCCGAGCAAAAAGCAGAGGTTGCTCAGATGACCGAGAAGGCCGCGAAGCAATTGGATTCTAAAGTTGAGCAAATCAACGAGCAATTGGTTAAGAGCAATAAGACAATCGAAGAGGCTCTTAACGAAGTTAAAGAAGCTAAAGCATCTTTTGGTAAATTGAGCGCAAAGGCCGAGAAAAAAGTTGCATCTTCTTATGGTGAGCATATCAACAGCATCAAAGCTGAAATTGCTAACGTAATCGAGAAAGGTTGGAATGAAATCAAAGCTGCTGCTCGTAGCAATGGTAAAGGTTTCAACATGGAACTTGATATGAAAGCAGTTGGAACAATGACTTTGGGTTCTAACCTTACAGGTGATGCTTATGTTTCTTATGTTGACAATCCATACATGAGAGCATACGTAAACCCACATTTGCGTTCAGTATTTCGTATCATCCCCGTATCAACAGGTAGCGTATCTTTCCCTCGTGGAAATACCCCCGTTGGTGAAGGTTCTTTTGGTAAGCAAACCGAAGGTTCTAGTAAGGCTCAAGTTGATTACGATGTAACAGTAGTAAACACTGCATTGTCTTACATTGCAGGTAACGCTAAAGTTTCTCGTCAAATGATTGATGATCTTCCTTTCCTTCAGGCTTATTTGCAATCTTCTTTGATTGAAGATTTCCAAGAGGCTGAAGATACATATTATCTCAATGCAATTGCTTCTGCCGCTACAGCAGGTTCTACTGCTGCTAGTGAGAAGGCTGAGAAGTTCATTGATTATGTTGCACAACTTCGTGCATTGAACTGGGATGCAAACATCGCTCTTTGTACACACGCAGGTTGGTCTGCTTTGTTGAAGACAAAGCCTTCTGACTACTCTGTACCTGGTGGTGTTGTAATTGACCCAAGTGGTAACGTAAGAATCGTTGGAGTACCTGTTATTCCTCATTCTTTGGTAACTGCTGACAAGATTTATGTAATGGACTCTAGCAAATATGCTATTGCTCAACAATCAGGTCTTGCAGTTCGTTCTACTGAGTTCGATCAAGACGATTTCATTAAGAACCTTATCACATTCCGTTGTGAGGCTCGTTGCGAATTGTTACAATTCCAACCAACTGCTGCTATCTACGGTGCATTCTAAATAGGGTGTTTTTTGTACATGGTGATTTACGGGGAGGGAGTCTTCTCTCCCCTTTTTTTTAACTTATGATTGCAAAAGTACTAACAACTGGAAAGGATATGACTTTACTCGCACAAACTACGCGAGAGATAGAGAAGATAATAAGTGGGTGTGAGGCTTTTTTTGCCATACCCGATAAGAATCCAAAATATTCATTTAATAAAAGCATGAAGGCTATCATGGAGTCAAGTGATGAGCCTTTAATACTTTTTGAGGATGATGTAATGATAAAAGATTGTTCTCATTTTGAGAACGCAATAAGCCAATTGCCAGAGGATTGGGATATGTGTTATTTAGGTGCTAATTTAGTTGCGCCTGTTGAGAGATATAGCGATAATTTATTTAAAACATTTGGAGCGTGGACAACCCATGCCGTTATGTATCGTGAGCCTAAAAAGATAGGCCAAAGATATGAGGACACGACAATCATGTTTGATGATTGGTTAAAGACATGGTATCATCCAAATGGGAAAAGTTTTATTATAAGTCCAATGATAGCGTGGCAAAGGCCACATAAAAGTGATTTATGGAATCATTACGCGGATTACACAAGAATATTTGATGATAGTGCAAATAAACTAACATGAACATACTTTACTCTATACATCTTTACGTTCCAAGGCATAACTGCGGTGCAGAGTATATGGCTCATAATTTAGCCAAAGAATTACAAAAAAAAGGACACAATATAAGAGTTTTACTACATCAAGCAAATCATTATAAAATAAAAAATACATATACGTTTGATGGTGTAGATGTTTTCCCTCCAAATCCAAATGTAGTAGAGAATTTATTTAGATGGGCTGATTGTGTTTGTACGCATTTGGACTATACGCATTGGACAATTGGTATGTGTGGGATGTATAAAAAGCCTTTGTTTCATTTTATACATAATACGCACGTATACCCCGAAATCGTAAATGCAGAGAGAATTCAACATATTGTTTATAACTCGCAATGGGCAAAAGAGAAATTGGGGTACAAATGGCCTAATTTTACATTGACTCCACCTGTTGACTACCGAGAATATGACTTAAACATTGACCCAAAAGGTAATAAATATATTACCTTAATTAATTTAAACAAAAATAAGGGTGGTGAGATCTTTCAAGAAATAGCAAGGGCAATGCCACATAAGTCATTTTTAGGCGTTTTAGGCTCATATCATGAGCAAATAACTCCAAACCTACCAAATATAACTTATGTTGCCAATTCGCCTAATATTAAGCAACAATATGCTCAAACGAGGATATTATTGATGCCAAGTGAATATGAGAGTTGGGGTAGGACTGCAACTGAGGCAATGTGTAGTGGGATTCCAGTTATTAGTAGCATGGCTGAAGGCTTACTTGAGAATTGCGGTAGTGCGGGAATATTTATAAAGAAAAGGGATGATATTAAAAGTTGGGTTGAGGCGATTACGAAATTGGATGATGAAAAGGCGTATGCCAAAGCATCAAGAAAAGCAAAAGAACGAAGTCGAGAGCATGACCCTCGCCAAGCGATTGATGAATTTGAAGCCTGGCTCAGAGAAAAAGTTAATAGATACAACAATTAATTATGGCGATATATATAAATGGGATAACGGTTCTTGCTGATGCCTCTCCCGAACCAGTGAGCCTGACCGATGCGAAAACATGGATGAGAATAGATTATACTAGCGATGATACTTTAATACAAAACCTACTACAATCCGCAAGGGTTCATATAGAAAAACTTACAGGCTTATCATTGGTAAATAAGCTAATAAAGGTTAACTTTGATTTGACTGGCTATGTGCCAAATGTGTGGATGGTTGATTTGCCTTATGGCCCATTGGTATGTGTAGATAGCGTTAAATATAAGACGGGTATGAACACATACGATACGCTAACTAAAAATGAGGATTACGAGGTGATTGGTGGCAAATTATGGTGCTATATGCAAGGCAACTACACTGTACAATACCAAGCAGGTTATGGCACACTACCAGAAGATTTGGCTAATGATATTTTAACTTTAACCGCTTGGTCTTATGAGAATAGAGGCAAGAAGTTTGAAGGAGATGCAAGAGGAAATCTACTAAAAGCCTACCCGAATTGGGATGGTCTTAACTTTCATCAATATAAAAAAGTTGTAATATAATGGCTAATGCCAAAGTAAATATGGCTGAATTTAATAAATCCTTTTCCAATTTGGATAAAGTGTTTATTCAGAGTATTGAAAAAATAGAAACTGAATTTAAAAAATCACTTGATAATATTACAACAAATGCTGCTGTTGATACTCCAGTAAAAACTGGCGCATTAAGGGCAAGTATAAATTGGAAAGAAGTAAATAAATTGAGTTATGAATTAAGAGCAGAAGTTCCATATGCAGCTTATGTTGAATTTGGTACTGGTACTTTTGCAAAAAATGAATTAAACTCAAGAGAATTTAATGATTATTGGAAAGAAATAGCTATAAAATATAAAGGTAAAACTGATGGGTTTTTACCCGCACATCCTTATTTTTATCCAAATGTTAGAAAAGAAATACCAAAATTAAAAGAAAGAATAGTTAAAATATTATCTAAAAATGCTTGATTGTGCAAATAATGTTCGTGCTATTTATGTTGCACTTTTAAATGGCAATATTACATATAATGGGAAAAATGTTCCAGTGTATGGCGAAACACCATTTTCTACTATGCCACAAAACTATGTTATTATTGGAGACATAAATGAAATATCAGATAATACTAATCATTCTTTTGGGAACGATGTTGAGGTAACTATTGATATATTTAGTGAGCAATATAGAAAATATGAATTAAGTATTGTTGATAGCATTGCATCACAAATATTAAATATATTAATACCTGATACTGGAGTTGATGGATTTAGTGATACAAATTTTATAGTATTCCCGATGTCAAGAACAAGTAGTAGATATTTACCTATAAAAAACGAACAAAATTTTATAGCAAGAAAAATAATAACAATAAACAATTTAGTAAACCAAAAATAAAACAAAACAATGGGACAGATTCAAGGATCATTGCAGAATGTTGAGATAGATGTAGCGGGTGGCTCATCTTATAAAAACCTCGTATGTCTGCGCACATCAAGCGTTAATACAACTCTTGATATCACCACCGAGCAAACTAACTGCGGAGTATTATCAAATCCTGCCGAGCCAAGCATGACAGTGGATTTTGATGCTATTTGCGAAGTTTCTCCAAGCGTTTCTCAAGTTTCTTACGAAGATTTGTTGACCGCTGCGGTAAACAAAACATTGGTTAGCGTAAGAATCCAAAACCCAGTTGTAACTGGTTCAAGTGCAGGAGAAACATATTACCATCAATTCAGTGGTTATATAAGCGACCTTACTTTGAATCAATCAACAACTGAGTTTATCAACTTTAGCGGTTCTATCGTATCTAGTGGTACTTTGGATATCACTGCTTAATAATTAATTTATGAACTATATTACTATTACTATTAACGATCAAAAAGTAGGACTTAAATTTGGAATGGCTTCATTCAGATATTTATCTGAAAAATTTGTAGAAGGCATTTCTTTTAAAAATGGTGAAATAACTGAAATAGGAATTTCGCATTTAATATACGCAGGTTATTATAACAATTGTTTGGTAAAAGATGTTATTACAGAAATTACTCTTGAACAAATAGTTGACTATGTTGAATTGAACATAAAAAATGAAACATTTTTTAATGAAATTAAAGATGTTTTAAAAGTATGGGGAGATTCAGATATTATAAAAAAATCTGCTGAAATAGTGAGTACCGAAAATGAAGGTGAAAAAACAAAAAAAAAGAATTCTCGTGGGATGAAATAGAGTCCTTCGCATTTGGAGAACTTTGTTTATTACCACGAGAGTTCTATAATATTTCACCACGACATTTTTCATTGATGATAAAAGGTCATCAAGATAGAAAAATGGATAGTTATAAGCAAACTCGTTTATTGATGTTTACTATGGTTAGGTTAATGGGTGATAGCAAGACAGCACCTAAAACACCAGAATCTCTTTGGCCTTTACCATGCGATGAGATTCAAAAACCAACAAATGACGAATATAGGGAAGTCTTTAATAGATTATCTACATGGCAGAAATAGGAGCATTAATATTACCAATAGGAGCCGATCCAAGTCAATTCCAAAAATCTATTAAGGATGTTAAGGATCAGATAAGAGATTTAGGTAAAATTATTGAGTCTACTCCTTTTAATTTAGTTACACCAGAACAAAAATTAGCTTTAAATGCATTAAAAGAAACATTTAAAGAATTAACAAATGAAGTAAAGAATTTTGGTAGAGAATCAAAAATACCAGAAAATTCAATACAAGGCTTAATTAATAAAATTAATGAATTAAATAAAAAAAGAATTTTACTTGATGCTACTAAAAGTGCAGCAGAGATTGCTAAATTAAATAAGAAAATAGACCAACTTGCTCAAAAAAGAGATAATTTAAACGGTCTCGGTAGAGTATTTAAAGATTTACCACCAGAAGTAGATAGAGCAAATCAATCAATAAAAAGAGGAAATACTGCATTAACAAGTTTTTCTCTTGTATTACAAGATTTGCCATTTGGTTTAATAGCTATACAAAATAACATTCCAAATCTTATTCAACAATTTGGAATATTACAAAAAAATTCTGGTGGTATAATTAATGCTTTTAAGGCATTAGGAAATAGTTTGGTTGGGCCTGGAGGTCTTTTATTAGCAGTAAGTGCAGTTACTGCTGTAATAACTTATGCAGTTAAGGAATATGGAAGTTTAGGAGTAGCTATAAAAACAGTATTAGGTACTATAACAGATTTAGATAAAATACAAAAAAGAGCAACTGATTCATTAAAAGATTATAATAAAGAAATTGTAACTAATGGGGAAATAACTGCTAATGCAACAGCAAGTGTTTCAGATCAAGTATTTAAAATTCAAGTTCTTTCTGATGCAATTAAAGATGTAACATTATCTGAAACTCAAAGAAAAAATGCTATTGAAGAACTTCAAAAATTAGACCCTAAAACTTTAGAAAATTTAAGTACACAAACTACAAATTATAAAGATTTAGATGAATGGGTTAATAAATATACAGAATCATTAATAGCAAATGCAGTAGCACAAGAATATTTATCAAAAGTAGTTGCAACTACTACACAAATAAATACACAAACTAATTTATTAGCTGAAATTAGTAAAGGTTATATTGATCTTGCAAAACAAAGAGAAAAATTAAGCGCTCAACCAATATATGATCCTGCTACTGGTGCAGAATTAACAAATACTGCATTAGTAGGGCTTCTAGCTGCTGAAGAAAAATTAAATAAAACAGTTGCAGATCAAACATTATTAGTTAATAATTTATGGAAAGAATTAGACACATATAAAGAATCTGCAAAAAATGCAACTAAAGAAGCATTAAAATTTAATACAGAAACAGGAAAAGGCGTAAAAGAATCTCCACTTAAAATTCAATCTGAAGATTTAGATGCTGCATATAATTTAGAAAAAATAATTTCTAAATTAGAAGAATATGGTAATGTTTTATTAGATGTAAATAAGCCATTAAAAGAAAGAAAAACAGCATTACAAGAAATAATAGGAGTAGATAATGAATATTTTAGATCATTATCTTTAGAAGCTAATCAATTATTAAATTCTAAATCTAGTATTGAAGAATATATACGTATTTTAAAAGATAAAATTAAATGGCAAGAATTTGATAAAAGAGCATCAGAAATTAATGGGCAATTATTAAAATTAAGAACTGAAGAACAAGATAAATTAAATAAAAAATTACAAGAAGCAAATAAAGAATACGAAGATCAATTTAATAATATAGCAAATTTAACTATTGCTAATGATCAATATGGTAATTCAACTGCTAAAATAACACAACAAAGATTTTTTTCTTTTGGTAATTTACAATATGACATAGATAAATATAAAAGTTCAATAGAAAATTTAGGTCAAGTATATGATTTTACATTTGAAGGTTTAAAGAAAAAGAATCAAGAAATATTTGAATCTATTAAAGGATTTTTATATCAACCAATTGAGAATTTATTTGATGTAATTTTAGATAAAGGAAAAACAACTTGGAAGGAATTTGGAGATGCAGTTATTGCAACATTAAAAAGAATTGCTGCCCAATTAATTGCAACTGGTATTGCTAAGGGTATTGCAAATTTAATAGCACCAGGATTAGGTTCAATTAGCACAGGTGCATTTGGAGATTATTTAGATAGCCTACCTTTTGCAGCTAACTTCGGTGGTGTCCAAGGCGGATTAGGATTAACAGGGCAAGTAGTATTTAGACAAAGTGGTAGTGATTTAGTAGGGGTATTAAATAGAACTAACGCAACAATTAATAGAGTTGGCTAAAGCAGAAAAATATAGAATTACATTTAAGTCAATAGATGGAGTATCTTGCGAAGTAAGATTCTTTTACGAGGGCTTTACAGGTAGTGTTACTAATCTAATTGGTGCAGCAAGACCATTTATACTTTCAGAGTTTAATACAGATGAAGATTTATTTAAACCCATGCGTCCACAACTTGCAACTATTAATATTTTAGCAAGTTCAAGTGGGGTTAGTATAGATGATTTTTTATTAGATAGTGATACAGATGTAGATGTTTATTTTAAATATATTAGCGCAACAACATATTATTGGCAGGGTAGATTACTTCAAGATGATTTTCAAGAAACTTGGATAGATACAAATCATATTATTACATTAAGAGTAACTGAAGGATTTGGATATTTAAAAGAAGAAGAGTTAGCAAGTGATACAAGAACCGAATTAATAGGTACTTATACCATCCTTGACTTTATTAAATATGCTATGTATAGCACAAGGAATGGATTTGGTTATTTATATACAATTATAAATAATCTATTCCATGATTCAATGAATAGTGCAAATACGTATCATCCTCTAAATCAATGTGAAGTTGATGCTAAAACTTTCCAAATAGATGCACAAACTTATGACAACTCATATAATGTTCTTGAGAAAATAAATAGAGCATTTAATCAGACTATATTTATGTATGAATCCAATTGGTTTATTATGCGATTGGAGGAATTATATGTGTCTAATAGTACAAATTTAAGAGGTGTTAGAGTAAATGAATTAACAGGAATAAATTCACTTATAGATAAAAGATATGATATAAATGTTGGCGTTGATGAAGAAGTAAAACCTATTTCTCCAGAGATGTTAAGATTTATAAAAAGGAAAACAAAAAAAGACACTATACAATTTAATTATGATCAATGGGACGAGATTATTTGCAATGAAACATTTGAAAGAGGTAGCCAAACACTTAATACATCTACTGAAAAACAATATTTAGTTGATAGCTGGTCATATAACGCAGGTTCACTTGCAACTCCAACAACACCTACAAGTGGAGAATTAAGAAGAGTAGAAAAATATGATGCCGAGGGAAATTTGATTGATAATTATATTAGAATACCAACAAATGCATCTGAAAATAGATATATAAAGTCATGTGGTGTTCCAGTATTATCTGGTGAATCATTTACTTTTTCAATTGATGTTAGATATTTAGTAAAACCAACTGGTCCATTTACAGATACACAATTATATGTATTGTTAGTAGGAACTACAAATAATTACACATTAGATAATGATGGTTTATGGTATCAATCTAATGGTACATTTACCACAAACGTAAAATCATTATCAGTTTATTTTGATGGCACAAATGCCCCAGTCTCTACAGATTGGAATACAATTGAGTTTTATGGTTCAAACATACCAGAAAATGGTGCATTATATGTTTTATTATATGCAAGTACTGGTGGTCATGCTACAGGCCAAGAAAGACAATTTAAGTCAATATCATTTAAGTTAAATAGTAGATTTAATGGATTTAGTGACAATACTATAAAAGCTATACAATCTATATATACAAAAGTAGTAGATGTTAAAAATAACTATAAAGATGATATTTATTTGGATGATGGAATTAGTAGGGTATATAAAGGGACAATTTATGAAAGTGATGGAGTGACCCCTACTGATAAAAAATGGTTTCGTTATAGATACAATACAGAAGAATTTGGATTTAGAAAGCAAAATGCAATAGCACATTGGGAACACAATAGATTTAATAGAAATAAGATTGATGCTAACTTTTATGGATTAACTTGGGATGATAATGGTTCAACAAAGCCAATTGGTTTAATGAATACTATAAAATTTGTTGATGATGATCCAAATAAAGTCTATGCAATATTAAATTTAAAAGAAATAGATTTTAGCGCTAATACTTGGAGTGCAACTTTAATAGAAGTATTTGACCAAGATAAAGATGTTAGCGGAACAATAAATTATAATTTTGAGGGTATCGCTGAAACTGGCGTACAAAATGGTGTTACTTATTTACCAGTTGATTTAATTCAAGGGTCTCAATTTAGTGTAAGTGGTAATGATGGGTTTACATATAATGGTTCAACACCAATTACTGTTGATATTACTTGTACAATAGAAGGTGATATAAATGATGTATCAACTACTCCTTATGATGCTTATATTTACTTAAAGAAAAATGGTACTACTTTAAGTAGTGACTTTATAAACGTAACAACAACACCAACTGCATTTAATTATGATTTGAGTGTAAATGGAGTTACATTAAACACTGGAGATACTTTATATTTACAACTTGCTAATAGAATTGTAGAGGTTGATATTGTTGATAGTTCACTTACATTCTCTTATAGTGTAACTGGTGCTTTGACTTACGATCCTTACGAAGATAAATATATATATAAATAATGGCAGACGTATTAAAGGCAGAAGGAATGGTTATTGCGGCTACGTATAGCAATGGGAGCGTATATCCTTTTGCTTGTGCCAAAAATAGTACCATAAATGTCACAAGGGATTTTATTGAACTTGCTCCTAAAACAAATGGATATTTTAGAGAATTTATAATTGGAAGGACAAGTTTTACTATAAGCGGTAGCGGTTTAATAAAACTTGCTCAAAGCAATATGAATGCTTGGCCAATTTTTGATCCATTTGTTTTAGCTACTGATACTACGTTTAAGTGCTATTTAGATATGATAGACAATCAAAACAATTATAATGTATATAAGTTTGATTGTATATTTCAAGACCTAACGGCTGAATCAACTTATGGTTCAACTCCATCTTATAGTTATACTTTACAAGGAACAGGCCCAATTGAACTTATAAATATAGTTGATACAAGAACGGTTGCAAGTAGCAAGATTACGGGCCTTGATACGGCTTTGTATAAATTAGTGGCTTTGGGATATGGGGGTAAATGGTATTTTAACTATACCGTTACCGAGCCATCAACTGGGGTATTTGAGATAGATATGACGGGAGTAGCCAACGGAACAGTAGTAAAAGCAGCCTATTTAGCAATATAAAAAATCATTAAATTTGTAATAATATGCCAATCCCCGAACATAATATAAAAGCGATTAGAAAAGGCGATACATGGACATGGACTTTGGAGTTTTATGAAGATGAGTGTGAAGAAACGCCTATTAATGTTTCAGATTATGAATTTAAACTTATGGCTAAAAATAGTAGTGGAACAACTCAATTTACCTGGGCAAATGCAGATTTTGTAGAAGGCGCAACTACTAACTCAAGGAGTGTTACGTTGAGTGCCGTTACTACGGCTACATACCCCGTTGGGGAGTTTGTATACGATTTGCAGGTTACTACCGATAGCGGTGTTTATACTTGGATGGCAGGTTACGTTAGTGTAGAAAACCAAGTTACAAGCTAATAAATGGTATTTGTTAAAGTTAATTATGATGTAAGTAACCCAGTCGTAAAGGTGATTTATGATGAATCGCCTATTTACATAAAAACAAACACCGAAACAAAATATATAAAAGTTACATATCAAAATGATGATGTAACTAATATCATAAAATATGATGATGAGTCGGGTGCGGTAATAAAGGTTAATTACCAAACCACTCCGATTTACATCAAAACAAATGTTAGTGCTACTTATATTAAAGTTAATTATAATAATGTAAGTGGTAGTAGTGGTGGGGTAACAAGTGTTGGTCTTACAATGCCCGAGGCTTTTAATGTAGCCAACTCACCTATTACAACAAGTGGTACTTTAGAGGTAACGGGGGCAGGGAATACATCCCAATATATAAGAG